CCGATTTTGTTACATATCCATATGGTCCGTATATTGGGTGACCATCATATGCCCAACCAATTATTGGAGAATGGTTTATTGGGGAAGACTCTTTATTATTGATGAATGGTAAATCTTTTTGTCCATAGAGAATTTGTCCATCCTGATCTACTGAATAAACGGTTTCTCTCAGTTTTCTTGGGACATACAAATGCGAATATTGTAATCCGTAATTTCCACTAATACCTTCATGTATAATTCCATCATCATTTGTAAAAGTGTTAAAGTACTTTTGGAATAGATTTACTCTCCAAGTTTGAATTTTTGCTTTAAACGATGCTCCGTTACCTGAAAAAGATACTCTAATAGTAGTTCTAGACTGAGTATATCCAGCACCACTTTCGATAACTTTGACGGACTCTAGTGTAGAACCATTCATCACAGGGGTTACTACAGCTCCAATTCCATCACCTTCAATAATTAAGTCTGGTGGAGAATTATATTGTACTCCAGAATTTGATACTAATACTTCTGTTATTTTTCCATTATTAACTATTGGATATAACTGAGCATTTTTTCCACTCTTTAGAGTTATTACTGGTTGTCTATCGAGGTTAATAATCTCTGAAGAACCATAACCAACTCCATTATTTGTTAGATGTATAGAATCAATACTTCCTCTAAAAATAGGTTGGATGACTGCTGGAACCTGTTCTCCTCCAGAAATTGTTACAGATATTGGTGGATAATTGAATAAATGAATTCCGCTACCAACCGAAGTTAGTTTTACATATTGTTTTGTGCGATAGTTAAAGTCAATATTATCGGTTGCTAAACCAACAGAAGATAGCTTAAATGTATCACTATCAACCTTTGTTACGTAGTAATCAGTATTTGTTGATATTCCACCAATAGGAGAATCTGTACTGGTTAATACTCCAACATATCTTAAAATTTCTCCAGAGTTGTAACCGTGATTTCTTATGGTTATTTGTCCAAGAGATGTGCTTATTCCCGAAGATGAACTTACAGATCTTTGCTTGTTTGCATATCCAGAACCACCATCAATTACATTAATTGATTCAAGTATTGATTTATTGTTAAAGGATTTTAAGTGATGTTTTCCAACACCAAATGATGTTAGTGTTACTGTGTTTATACCAGATATAGCATCAGATTGTGTTTGATGTAGTTTTACTGTTGATTGATTGACAACAGAAACATAATAAGAAGCACCTGTGGCGATTCCACCAACTGCAGATTGTCCATCTGTTAAGTATATTACTCTTTCAGCATTTCTAAATCTATGATATGTTGTAAATCCAATTGTAGAATTAGATGCTCCTATTGAAATTCTTGCAGATCCAGCATCCGAGAAGAAATCCAATGAATGCTCAATGAGTTTCATATTAACTGAAACTAGAGCACCAGTTCCATTGCCACCAGTTATGTTTACATCAGGAATTTCTTTAAAATCAAATCCAGGATTAATAATTCTTATTTCATCAAGGGATCCAGAAACTGCAACATATCCAGTTGCACCAGTACCAACACGGTCATTGATATCAATTACTGGGGGATTAATAATATCATAATCAGTTCCAGGAGAAACTACTTCAACCTCTTCAATTTTTCCATATTTTACAAGATCAGTTGATTTATAATTTAAAATTTCTACACCATTTATTAGGATTCCATTAAAACCTGGTTCTGTTTCGTAAAATTTGCCATCAACAATTGGTTCTGAGACTTCTCTGAGTATTTTTTGTGGTTCTAAAGTTTTTAATTTGAAATTGTAAGGTACAAATTTATTATTAGTTACTGTCTTATTATTTTTTATATCAATGAATTTTGAATTAAAAATGTCATCTCTGCTTCTAGCAAGCTTAATTGTATCTCTATCAATTTTTTTAATAAAATACAGTCTTTCATTCTCAGGAACTCTATTAAAAACTTCCTTTCCGTTAACTATTCCAGTAATGACAAAATTATCATCATTGAATATACTCGAATTTACAGTAAGACCTGCACTACTTATTCCCGAAAGATTGGTGTATTGAGTATCTACTTTTTCTGGAATATAATAGACCGCATCTCCAGTGTAGAAATTATGATTTCTTATGGTGAATTGTGTTCCATTGCTGTTTGCAGAAAATGTTCCAGAGAAAACAACAGATCTATCAGAAACATCTGTTGGTTGCCCATTGTAATATGGTAGAGATGGAGAAGATACTAAAATCTTAGTGGCTTTATCTCCTGTGCTTGGAAGACTTGTATATACGTTTTGAACGTTAGATGAGTAGTTGGTTAATTTAAAAGTATTTGATTGTGCTTTCAGTATTCTTCTTTTTACTTTATAATCTTGAGTAGCCGATAAAGTAAATCTGCTTCCCAGAGATGCTTGGAAAGAAGTTTTAGATGTTACTGTTTTAATTACTGCAGTTTCTCTTTCAACATCACCTTCAATGATAGAAATAATATCACCTTCTCTAAAATAGTGTTCAGTTTTTAAAGTTATGCCATAAGTGTTGTCTGCGACATTCAATAGTACTAATCCATTTTTTGTAACTTCATGAATAGAAGAAACATTATAGAACCAATTTTTAGATATAAAATCTTTAGCAGAAGAACCTAAAGTTTTTATAATAGATGTATCTTTTGGTGTATAATAATTAGACTTTTCTTCGTATTCAAAATTCGAAAGAACTGAATTAATTCTCAGAGTGACAATATTTTCCGTTCTTACCGTTGATGATGACCCAACATTTTCGAAAGTATAATACCTTCCATAAGCATAAGTATTAATTCCAACTTCTTCCGCATCTAGAATTGATTTGCTTATTCCAGAGCATCCATAGAACTGTGTAAGAGACTTTGACGTATACGATATTGTACCTGTGGTTCTATCGTTATACTTTACAGTAAGTTCTCCAGATGTTCCAAATCCTACAGTAGAGTCTACATCAAGTACTGTTGCACCTGCAGATACTCTACCGATTATTCTTGTTTTGGGGTGTACCTTAAATCCACCATATAATGATCCATCTACAATAATATCTCTGTTATATCCAGCATCATAACTGAGTTTATAAAAAGTCTTTCCTACGCCAGAATCTATTTTTTCAATATTAGTAATAGGAGCATATGCTTTTGAGAAAGATGAACCGTATTCATCTTGGAATAAAAATGAATTTTCCAACTGAGTTGGATCGCCAGAAATGCTTTCTACAACTAGGTCATTAGTTATTCTATAATTTGCATTTGACGGGGTAAAGAGATAATTACTCGGTCTTACAATCTCTACATTTTCATTATATAATGCTTTGAATAGAATTTCAAAAGAACGATCTGTTCCCTTGCTAGAATAAAAATCTTTGGATTGTTTAATAAAGAGATTCTGATCCAGATCTTTATCTAAATTTCTATTACCAAATCCTGGTAATATTTGATTCTTTGTCTTTTTAAGAAATTCATTTAAGAAAAGATTACTTAAATTTTCAATTTTATCACCCTCTGTAATTAATTCACTATTTGTTCCATATACACTACCTGTGTGTAAATCTGCATTGGATGAAGAAAAGGTCAGTTGTTCTGGATTACTCTCCGATACATAAGAAGTTATCCCACAAAATCCTCTAATACATCCAGTAAAAGATGTAGAAGTTTTACCAGTGTATGTTATTATCTCATCATTAATTTTGATAAGACCGTAAGAATCTGGAAACCCATTTGTTCCGGATGGTGACTGGATTAAATCAACTTCAATAGTTTCATCTGCATAATCTAAGTTAGTTTTTAATATTACACTTCCTGTAAGATTTGTCGTTTCATCTAGTTTAATGTATTGATCAATATTCTGAATAAGATCTACTGGAGCACCCTGAAACTCTTGAGCAAGATAATATTGCTTCAAAAATTCAGATATTAATGGAAACTCTTCCTTTACATATTCTGGAAGTTGATTCTGAACAACGTTCTGAAACTGAATTCTTTTTTCTATCATTTTACTATCTTACTTTTATTAATAGGATGACCCAGTGGTGAATGTATTAGTTACTCCTGTTGTGGAGGTAACTGTGGTTGTACTTGGATTTGTTGCACTTCCAGTTGTAGTTGATACAACTACATTTGCTGATACAGCACCGATTTCTCCAGTAGAGCGAACTAGAGACCCATTTGCATAACTAGAAGAAGTTATATAATTGGATGCTGAAGGATCTAGTCCTGAAGAAATACTATCCACCACCATTTCAAAATTGCTGTTACTTATATCTAGTTGCAAATATAAATCCTGTAATCCGACTACATCATTTGAATGAGGTACTGCAGATATCTCAATAATTGTTTGACCATCCTTTATTTTTCCTGCCTGGATATTGACAGGATTAATCGTCACTATTCCCCTTTTATAGTCAATATTACCAACATTTCTTTTTATAATTGTTGGAGTTGTAGAATTTTCAGAAGGCAATGTGAAGAAGAAAAGAGATCCCGTCACTCTATCACTATTTGGAACATCTGATAGATATACATCTTGCTGAACATCAGATATTCTAAATGCAGTTGTTTTAATATTGTATCCATTTATACTGCGAATATGGAATTCATTTCCAAATCCAATTTGATATTCTGCAAAAGAATTTAAAACAACTCTAAGATCACGTCTCATCTGAATAGTTGTTATATTCGAAGTCACTGATTCGTGGCTGTCATCAATAATTTTTAAAAATTTACTATACTTAAATCTAGCACCATATCTGTTTAATTCTGAAGATTCTGCATACTTAGTTGCATTACTTTGAACCATTGAAGAAACTGCTTCTGCAGATGGTGCGGAATTAGTATTGTAATAGATCTTCGAATTCACTTCAAGATAAAGATACTTGAGATCTAAAATTTCAGGCACTATACCTGCAACTGCATATTTTTTGAGTTTTAATTTAATATTCTCTTTAATTAAGTTTGGTAGGAAATCACCAAACCTTGGCTTGATACTAATGAATACTTTTCCATACTGAGGTGGTATTAGTTCTTCTCCACCAAAAACAGAAATTGATTCAGTTTCTGGGTAAATTTTTGTTGGTATCAGACTTTCATAATCATCTGCAGTTAGTGCTCTATTTTGAGATGCATATATCTTTGGAGCATACTTTTTAATTGAATCCACAGATTCAATGTTTTCTCCACCAGATGAAATGAGACCTGTAGATACTAAAGAAATTCCCGATTCAATAGGATATGTTATTGAGTTTCTTGTATATGTTAGTCTTCCAGCAAAAGAAAATTGACTCACGCCATTTCCACTATCACCATCAGAAACAATATAATTTGCTGTAATATAATTTCCTTCTTCTAATTTCTTACCAAAAACACCATCACCAAAAAGTAATTCATATCTCTCATCTTCTATCTCTTGGATATAATATACATTGGAATCAGACTTAACTGTGAATAGACTATCTTGAAGAGAGTATTTTACAGAGTTTGTTGAATTCTCATTTGTTTTAACTGATACTGAAATTAACTCAGTATCAACCCCAGAGTTTGGCAGAACAAATCTCTGATTTACATTTCTTGCACTATATGTAAAGTTTGAAGATAGTAAAGATCCTTGGTGAATTTCTACTTCATCGAACGATGCAATATTATTAAAGACTGGAACTGTGATGTCCTCAAGAATAGAGAATATAAGAGATTGATTACCAAAAGCACCAGATGTTGTTGCAACAATACCTTTGTGGAGAGTAATTGATGCTGGTGGAGCAGTAGTCAGATTAGTTGTGTCTACAAAAAAACTAATCGTTGCTCTTGCTGCTTTTCTAGATCTTGGTACGTATCCAATATTTCTTGCAAGACTTACAACATTCTCTCTCAGAGTTGCACTATCAATAAAAACTTCATTTGCAACCATGTTTGCATTATATGAAGTAATATAGGTGTTGTATGCCAAAACATCAAGAATTGTTGAGAGGTTAGACCCCTCAAAGTCATAGTCCGTGAAATTGGAGTTTGACTTTAAATAATCTTTAAGTGTAGATTTAATCTGGTCAAAATCCAGATTAGAAAAATTGACTAATGGCATTTTTACCTAGTTGGTTGCAATACAAACTGTAATTCTTGAGGTAAAGCATCTATTCCTATAACTTCATAGATGATTGTTACGTCAAAAGCATTATTGTCATAATCAGGAAAAGACTGAACATCAATCAATCTAACTCTTGGTTCATAATTTATAATTGACTGTCTAATTTCATCAACAATAATCGATGCAGAAATATCATCAACATTTTCGAAAAGTGTTCTGGAAATTCTAGATCCAAAGTCTGGATTAAAAAATTTCTCACCAGGAAGGGTAAATACAATGTTTCGGATTGATCTTGCAATCGCATTTTCATTTTTAAGCGCAATCAAGTCACCATTCAGAGGATTGCTCTGAAAAGTCATACTAACATCCCTAAAACCTTTACTTACCCTTTCTACAGGCATTGAATATTACAATTCTACCTTATTTATTAAGGATTTTTTGATTCATAGAGTGGTTCAGTGCCATATTCCCAGTCATCATAGTCTTCATCATTACGAATTTTTGAGTGAATTTCGTTTTGATGGAAAAAATCATGCTTTTTTGGTGTTAGATCATCGTTTGAAATCTCACGAAGCATTCTCTGCTTGTTGATTTTCTGTTCCCAACCATATTCTGATGATAAAAACTCAGTTCCCCACTGATTTTTCATAAAATTTTCATCTTTATCGACTTTTTTGGTCATTTTTTTGCTCCTGATTTGTTAAATCAGAACTTTTTACGGGGTTGCTATCCCGAATTTCTTTGATTTCGTACATAAAATCATCAGATGTTTCGATTTTGCGACGATTTTCGACGGAATATTCGGTTAAATCAATTTCATATCCTGGATTTTTGGTAATTCTATTGCGAATCCATGCATCATCATACCATAATATCTTATTATTAGGGTATGCATAGAAATTTCCATTATCCATCTTGAAAAAATGAGCACATTTATGCTCTGGTGTTTCACTGAAATTAGTATTCAATGTAGATTTTGATTCCCATGACCAATCAAGAGTAAACAAATAAGTTCCCTCATTCTTTTCTCCTTTATAATTGACTAATTCAGCACGTAGTCCTGCTAGTCTTGAACGAATTTGAACATCAACATAAGGAGAAAAGCAATCCCACCACATACACTCTTCTAATTTCGGAACAGGTGCATCTGGTTTCCAGCAAAATGCATGAATGGGTCTACGAGTCCAGTTAACCCCATTCTCTAAAAACGCTTCAAAGAGGGGTACGTGCTTCTCTAAGGACGCTACGGAGTGTACGTCGCATAAAGTTACCTCACCGTGCCCTTTTTTATGATTATATAAAAACTCATTACGTATGTAACAAGTAATCGTTGGAAGATTGTGATTTAAATATGCCATAACACCTAATAAAAAAAGCAGGAATTGCTTCCTGCTTTATCTATATTATTTGCCTTGACCGCGATATTTTTTCTTGCGTCCATTACGAGAAGTTGGACTCAGTAATGTGCGAGGGGAGCGTCCTTGGCGAGTTTTCTT